GATGATAGAAATGATAAAGTATTTAGGCAAACTATCACATTAGATATACGAACTGAATGGAGAAGGGAAATACCAGTAAGTAATATTGTAGAAGTTATTAACTTTGCTGTAGAATTCGGTAATTTGGAGGTTCCAAACGCACCAATTGCGCAGAATTTAACGATAAATACAGATTTGACCTTTGTAGACATAATGAACGGTTTACCAGCAACTCCAATTAATGGTCCCTAAAATATATTGAATGAGGTTGGGGAAAACAAGGCATAAAAAAATATAAACTATATATCACCACAATAGCAATAATTGTGTATTTTAGTTGATATTAGACAATTTTTAGAGGAAACAATATGGCAGGCAATATACCCGGAGCACCAACAGCACTTCCTGGAGTTTACGATCAAGTCGAAACTCAATCCAGCGGCTCAGCAGTCCCTGGTGGGATCAGAATCGCTGCTATAATTGGCGAAGGTTCAAAGAGTGAAACACTAGTCGCCGCAGCTTTAGGTGGTGGTGTAGACGGCTTAAACCCCTCCTATACCAGTCCTATAGGCGCAGATGGTAGACATTTCGCGTTATCACTATTTCCTATAATTTCTAACAGAACTCAATTATTCAAGAATGGGTTCCCACTTGTGGGAATTGAAGAGTTAATTGATGCCAATCCATTTTCTAATCAATATGATTATAGAGTTGATATTGCAACTGGACACATTCAGTTGCAAGGCGCCTACCTTGTAGATCAAGGTGGCACATTCTATAGAACATCAGCTACAAACGTAGGCATTGGTTCAATTCAGAATTTAACTTTACCAGATTTAGAAGCTCCAACCGAAACCTGGACCATCAAGTGTATTTCCGTTCAAAGAAATGCAATGAGTCAACCAATTGCACAAACTGCAAAGTTTATCGCGACTGGAACTGTCTCTGGGAACGTCCTTGATGCAAATGGCAATCAAGTCGTATGGGTAGCAAATAATCAAGTTGTAACGAATACAATTTTATCCTTCAGTATCAATGAAGGTGCAACTCCATTTAGAGAGGGTGACTCTTTCGTAATTCAAGTTAAGAGCGGCGTTCTTATTAGAAACGATTCATTAACTGCGTCTTACATCCCAACACAAAATCTTAATGACCCACAATTGCTTGCAACAACTGCTGATGTAACCGCCAAGCACGGTGTCGCCAGCTTATCTAACAATCTTTCATTAGGTTGCCAACTTGCATTTGAAAACGGCGCTCCAAGCATCATGTGCGTTCAAGCAGCACCTGCGGTTCCAAGAAGAACCTCATACGAGCTAGATCAAGATGGCGTCAATGCAAATTCAACGAATCCACAGGATTTCATCTACCCACTTCCACCAGGAGTTGTTCCAGATTTAGATTCGGATATCCATGTCTTCGTTACTGATCCAACCACAAATATTGAAACTCAGCTATTACCAAACAAGTTTCCTTTCTATACGTTAGGAACTAGCGGACAACCAAGCGTTGATACATTCATTCTAGACAACGTAAATCCACCAAGTGGAAATTCGTTCTCATATAGCGTTATTCAACAAAATCAATCAGATATCGTTGGATACGACGGATACATCACAAACTATCCAGGCGACTCAAGCACACTACATTGTTATTTTAGCTCAGCCTCTAATACATTCGTAAGTGCCGATGTTGGAGATGTATTAGCGGTATACGATGCAAAGAATGTGGCAAATACAGGCTACTACGTTATCGAGAACATCGTTAACGGAGCAATCGATGGCTACCTTTGTGACGTCAACCCAACGAGCTTAGTGTTCGAAGATTTCCGCACTAATTTCCCAGATTTCACGGTTCAAGCTCAAGGTGCGAATATCGCGTTTGAAGTAATCAACCCAGTGAATAATTCGGTTGTTACCTCTGGCACAGACGGTTACATTCCAAACATCGTATCTGTAAATAGCGGAGCTGCGATCTTCAGTAGCGTGTCACAGGTTAACTTCGGTGGCATCGGTGGCATCACTGGCTATCAGTTAAAAATCAGTGGAACACCAAACAATAACGGATTGTATTTGATTACAAGTCCATCAGGCGGATCAATCACAATCACCAAAACTGTAACTACAGAGTCTAGCTTAAGATATGCGATCATTGATGCAACTGTAGTTGGTCAGTATGTTGTTCTTAATCACAACATCGTTCCAAACAATAATTCAGTAAGAATTACATATGTTGATGAACGTGACGCACCATTCTTTGATGCGGGTTGGGAGACAGCATTAGCAGCTCTTGAAACTCAAGAAATTGATATTCTTGTAACACTTCCTAAGTCAACAATTTCTATTATCTTCCAAAATGCATTTAATCATTGCGTAACAATGAGTAGTATTCTTAATAGAAAGGAAAGAATATTCTTCACCGGCGCAATCAATGGATTGACCCCAGCTAACTTAACAGGGGCTCAATTGGCAGCGGTTGAACAACTTGGTGTATTCGAAGGTATTCCAAACAATGATATTCCAACATTGTTAGCTGGGGAGCTTTCTGATATCGCGAACTACTCTGTCCCAGATGCTTTCGGTGACTCTTTCGCAGCTTATCGTTGTGTATACTTCTATCCAGATCAAATCGTCGTTTCCAGCAATGGAAGCAATACATTGCTTGACGGATTCTATATTGCAGCAGCCGCAGCAGGATACTTATCAGGCGTTTCCAACGTTGCAATCCCACTTACAAAGAAAGTTATCGACGGATTTACAATTCTTAGAAACAAACAATTCTCTCCACTTACACTTTCTCAATTAGCTAACGCTGGTGTCTGTACCTTACAACCAGTTCAAGGCGGTGGACAAGTTGTTTGGGGAATCACAACAACACAAAGCGGATTCGTTGAAGAAAGAGAAATCAGCATCGTGTTCATCAGAGACAGAATTGCCAAGTCTCTTAGATCTGGATTTGCTGGATACATTGGTATCGCCGCAGATAATAACATCATTGAAACCTTAAGTGCCCGTGCTAACTCACTATTATCAGGATTTATTGCCGCTGGACTTATAAGCGCATATAAAGATTTATTAGTTGTTCAAGACTCAGTTGATCCAACACAATGGAATATTTCAGTTAGATGCCAACCAATCTACCCTGTTAACTTTATCTTAGTAACAGTATCTCTTGGTCTTCTATAACAGTTAAACAATATAGTGATATATATAATAGTAGGGAATTTTTTTAGGAGTATTTAAATGACTTATCCACAAACGGGCAGTACATTGTATGGCCCAAATGGGCAGAACGAAACTAGAGTATCGGTATCAACAAATATAGTAATTAAAGTTGGTCCTAATACTATTGGAGCAATTCAAAAGTTAGATGTTGCCGAAGCCAGAAATATTCAAATGATTGATGAAGTTGGAACGGATGGTCATATCGACGGCGTTCCAAACAAGTCAACGGATATTTCAGGTGGATGCACCAGAATTCGTTTCGATAGAATGAGAGTTGCAGAAGCTTTCAGCAGAGGTTTCCTTCACGTCCATTCTCAAAGAGTTCCCTTCGACATCGTAATTATTGACAATTGGAACGGAGCCGGAAATTTATCTTTAGTTACAACAATCAGAGGCGTATGGATTGAAAACATTTCATATGCTTACGGCGTTGATAACTGGATTGTCTCCGATGATATGAAGTGGAAAGCACAAGCAATTCAAACAACCTTAGCTAACTCGTTCGCAGCTACTGGTGGAACAAGAAACATTCCTCTTGCAATCGATCCAATTGAACAAGCCGCAGACATTGGTCTTCGTCGTGGTTCTCTAGATGCACCAGGTTTATTACAAGCGTTCCTTCCATACTAATATTTAACTCCACAATACTTATAAGTCCTATCTCAGTTGATATATAATCTTGAGGTAGGATTTTTTGTATTTCAAGGGGTTGAAAAGAATGAACAAAGTAAAAAGTGATTTAACTAATAAAAATTTTGGGGCTGGACATAAGGGTGGATTTAGAACCATTGAAGTAACTGATGAGTCCGATCAACTATATGATTATAGCCAAGATCAAGGGCCACCGCCAAATTTAGAAGGCGCAGATCTTGAGACAGTTAATGCTCATTTGAGATCCCGAGGGTTACCACCTATTGAATCGGCTAGACTAAAGGCTCAAGCCAGACAACCTCAAGCTAGACAACCGGAACCTGTAAGACAGGCAGAGGATGTCCCAATGGAAGAGTTTAATGAGATTGATAATCAAATTAGATATGCCAGAAAGGTAAAGTCAAGTGGTAAGGAAAGATTATCTGAAGGGGCAAAGAATCGCATTGAAACACTATGCGATATGTTTAGAAAAACTAAAGAAGTAGAAATCGAAGGTCAAGTCTTCGTGTTGCGAACTCTAAAGGGCAAAGAGATTAAACAAGCTTTGATGGCGTCGGCAGCTTTTGATGGTACCGTTGAATTGGCATTTGAAAGTAGAAGACAATTTTTAGCCCGATCGTTAACACATGTTGCCGGAAATGAAATTGGAATGTTCTTGGGCGATAACTCAATCGAAGCAAAATTAGAATTTATCGAAGAACTCGATGAACCAATTATCGCAAGATTAAATGCTGAATATGCAGCGTTAGACAAGTTAAGCAAAGATAAGTATAAGTTTCAATCAGCTGCGGATGCTGATGAGGTCTCGGCTGATTTAAAAAAATAATAAATGAACCAGATCATAGGTTTCTCTGGTTCTTAGTAAAAACTTTCAAATGTATGCCGGATGACGAAATTATAGAGAATATGAATCCCGTTACAAAAATGTGGATGTTCTATAATTGGCTAGAAGATCAAAGAGATGATACTGAATTAGTGAAAAATCACGCATATCTATTAGGGTCTTTCTGGAATCCTGAAGCAGTTAAGAAACTTACAGGCGAGGGTGGTCAAACACACACATCTACTGATGAAGAATTTGAGCAATCAACTCAATTAGTTATGCAAGACATTTTGGAAAAATCTGAAGTGCAGAAAGGAAAGAAAAAACGAAGAAGAAAAATTAAACAAGGCTAATAAATGACTAATCCTACTGATCCAAATGCACTGACGAATCCTGTGAACGCTACAACTTCGGCAGTCACAGCATCCGACGATGCGATAACTAAATACAATGATAGTTTAAAACGTATTTCGCAAGAAGGCATTACGAACGTCATAACGTCATTACTTAGTTTGAATGAAAAATCAAAAGATTTGTTAGCTGCAACGAATTCTAATATTGACGCTATAGATTTGATAACTACCGAGGTATTAGGTGCCACGAAAGCTTTTGATGGGTTCACTGATAATATAGCTGCGGTGAATCTATTTACAACCCAAATTACCGATTTGGGTGATGCAACAGCTTTTACTACCAACATCATGGCGAAGTTTGCTGGTAGCCTTGGAATGTCAGACGCATTTAGTAAAAGTGGTGGGGCAATTAAGGATTTCATCGGGAAGATAGCCGCCAGCGCCGATGGTGCCGTTAAGTTACAACAAGAATACATTGGTATGATGGGCGCCACAGGTGGATTGAGCCAAGTATTTACAGACGCTGGCGATAATCTCGGCAACCTGAATGATATGATGCAAGTACAAAGAACTTTAATTGATGATATTGCAGATTCCACAGCAACATCAGCTACAAAGGTATCATCGTTTTATGCGGAGATTATCGCCAGCGTC